ACCCGCTTCGTTTGCAGTAAGGGTCGTGTCGAGTTTATTTCTCTGGCAAATGTAGCTGAGCAGGATAATAGAATAGCTGAGTTGGAACTGTGTGGATAAGAGTTCCCGAAGCGTTTCTTCTTCGATGAGTTTATACTTTGGTTCTTTGGGCATAACTTATATGATTAGCGATTCTTATTTTTTTCTATCTTGCGAATATATTCCTGCACGTCGTAGTTACGCCAGAAACGCCGTCTGCCGATTTTGAAGCCCGGTAATTCATTCGAATTTGCCAGTCGGCGCAAATGCCTGAGACTGATATGCAATATCTGACATACATCCTGATAATCGAGTATAATATCATCGGAGTTTCGTTTATGTGCGCCAAACATTTCCCGAAATTCAGCCGAAATCTTATCCAGCTTGTCTATCATCAGAACGCATAAGGTTCTGATCTCTTTGAACTGTTGTTCCGAATCCATTGTTTCACCGCTTGTTGGTTGTCGTTTTGTACGGCAAAGATGCACAATGTGTTTTGGGCTTTCTTTTAACTTAAGCTTTAACTTAAATCAGATTTCTAAGACAACAATAAACCTCACCACCTGATTCGATGGTGAGGTCTCTGCCGTATTCATCATTTATCGGCGTCGAGTGCCTTTGTATAGCGCCTGCTCTGCGGTTTCCCGTATTTCCCGGGCTGTAGTAACTTTTCCGGAATTGATGTACTCAAGCAGTTCATCTTCGTAGAAATAAACCTTTCGGCCCTGTCTGCAACTGGGAATTTCACCTAAGCGGGACAGTGTATATACGGTAGGTTTGGCTTTACCGAGAATCTTGCAGGCTTCATCGATAAGAATTGGCCGGCGCGTGGGTTTCGGAGGCTGTAATACCGCGACCATTTCCCGGAGTTCTTTCAGTTCTTGCGCTATCATTCATACTGCCTGCGGCAGGTCGTTGAATGTCAAATTAGTGGATTCGTCCATTTCTAAACATTTTATTGGTTAGTACTATTTCTTCATGCTGCATCCGGATCGTGATCTTTATGGATTTGAATGCGGCCGATGGTTTTACTCTTGGTTTCTTCAAGCAGGTCGAGGTAGATTTCTGTCGTTGTAACATGCTTATGCGAGAGCATTTTACTTACGGTGTAAATATCGGTCCCGCTTGCCAACTGAAGCACGGCGTAGGTGTGCCGGAAACTATGGAAAGTGATATGTTTTGTAATTCCAGCTTCGGAGATCCACCGGCGCAGAGGAGCATTGAGCATGTTGCGGTTAAGTCCGATGAAAACTACGCCGTCACTACGCTCTCCGCATAGCTCCAAGGCATCCGGACTTAGCGGCAGAGATATTTCCGCTTGTGTTTTCTTTGTCCGTGTACGGATATTATACCCCGTGCCTTCGAGATTCGGAACGATATTGCTCCATTCGAGGCGCTGCACGTCGCTATATCGCAATCCAGTTAGGCATGAGAAAAGCGACGCTTTTTTGAGTACGGGAATTTCACAAGGAGCCTTCGACAGATTGAGCAATTCCTGCTGGGTGAGAAATTCAATTTTGTTGGGCTTTACATCGATACGGTCCAGATACAAATTGATATTTTCCTGCAGCAGTTTGTCGCGTAATGCGATGGCAAGCAAACCCCGGAATTTGCGGTAGTAACCCGAAGCCGTATTGACGGAAAGTGCTTTGGCGGAAGTATCAAAGCGGGGAGCTTTCAGAAGATATTCCCGGAATTTCACGCATAAATCGACATTGATCTGGGCAAAAGTACATTTACCGCCCACGAATGTCTTGAAGTGTTTGTAGCAACTTGCCCAACTACAATTCCGCATGAGGGTTTCTTTGCGGAAATATTCAAGAAAATCCGTATTCAGGCGTTGTTTATCCAGAAAACCAAACTCTTCATTGATGACAGCTTGGACGCGGAGACAGCGTATAGCTTCCGCTTGTGCAAGCGTGGATTCATTATGCCGTTTCTGAATCTGGTTTTTCGGCTTATCATACAGGTACATGCCCAATGTTTCCTGCCGCATCATTTTCATCGTTTCGGGAATGCGGACTGCCGGGTAATAATCAAGATAGAGCGTGCGTCGATCTCCGGAAATCGGACGGCTGCGAACTGTAACTTTTACTCTTCTCATGTTATATTTTTTTGGGATTGCAAGTTATTTATTACTAACCATACAATCAATTATTTGTGTTTTGTAATGCGGTAATTGTCAGGCGATTTCAAGTCTCTTGGATTTTTTCACAAACTCATCTTCCTGAAAAATAATCGATTTCTGAAACCATGTATATTTAACACCTAAAATGTCAAGTCTCTTTCGGACTCCTGTAAGAGAAAGATTGTATCTCAGTGAAGCCTCTTTTATGGTTATATACCCGGATGGCATCGTTTTATCGGGATAAGGTTCTAATACGGCATCAAAGGCTTTGCTTGAATACAATGTATGCCGGTGGACTTTCTTTTTAACTATATGAAATTTACTGGCATAAGCGTAGACAATATTGATTGATGATAAATCGTATCTTTCGCATACTTGCTGTGGCGTTAGCCACAGCGGAGTTGATTCCTTGAGTTTTGCTTTTGCCGTTGCCTTTTCGAATTTTGCAATTACTTCCCTGCGCAACGGCTGTTTACCTTTCGGCAACGTGATTTGCGGAATCTTCGGATTGTTGTGATTGAAATGATTCACTATTTCACTCCATTTTACATAGGATAAACGTGAGGTGTAACGAATTTCCCTGATTTGATTCGCATGGATTAAGTTGTACACCGTTTGTTTGCATACACACATACGTCTCGCCGCTTCTTTGATGGAAATGAGGTCCACTGGAGTAGTGATTTCTCCAGAAGCAGGTAGAGGATTCGGTTTTGCCGGATTTCGAGGTTTGTAGGTTTTTTTATACAGCTCGGCCCTTTTTAGATTCATAATTTGGGCATGATGGAGATAATAGTCCCGGTTATAACATTTTCTTGAACAAAAGCGAGTTGTACTGTTATGGGCTTCGAAGGGATTGCCGCAATACCCACATATTCGTGTAATACTCAATATCCGGCCTTTGCTTTTCTTTTGCATAGGCTTTAATTTTTAAGATTTCTACAGCGTATTATGGCTGAAATTATTACTCTACGAAGATATATTTCAGCATAGGTCTACCGTTGTCTGTTACGATAAAAGTATTCTCGTCGATGATTTGTATGTCTTTAGCCTTGGGCCAAAAGAGCCATATAAGTTTTCCGTCGGGTTTAAGGAATGCTACGGCATTGGTTTGTGCTTTACCAACCGCTCGCACACCCATATCTGTGTTGTCGAAAAGATGGATGCAACGCCACTTTGTGCCGGGTCTCATTTTACGTTTTACATCTGCGAATGTTTTCATGGTTATGGATAATTAAAAAGCATGGCTTGATTCGGCCATGCTCTGAGTTATAATTTTGATCTAAATCAGCGTTCGTTTCAATAGGTTTCCGGGCGTTCAATCTGTTTCCGGATCGAAAGGACATTCGGTATCTTCTTCGATAAATTCAACGTTATCTCCAAGGTCCGTGTTGATTTTGCAGATAAATTGAGGCTTGGCGGTAGCCAGATTCTCCTCTTCGGAATCTGTTTCATCAACGATGATCCGTGTGAGCAGACTTACTGCTACACAGTTTTGCTATTTTTGTCATGTTCATAAGGTTATTATAATGAAACGAACATAATAATTGTCGAAAGCGCATTTATTGTCATTGATCCTCTCAGAAAACTCATCAGGCGTGTATATTTCTACTTCGGACATCTCCCTTTCATCTTCCGGGGCTGGTATGGGCCCATTCTCCCATGCCTTGAGAATCTCTTCGTCGGAAGCATTGCGGGGCAGTAGTTTGTAAGGCCAGGCGAAGACCCGCAGCTCCTTCCGCACAGATCGGTCCACCTGCGGATCGTGGCCGTTCATGCAGATAGTCTCATGGTTCGAATCGAGAACGATTATCGTGGCATGTCCTTGGTTATGATCGGGAACCATACTGCTCAAAGTATCGTATAGGTACTCTGACTTGTGGAAAACAATGGTTTGTCCGTCGTCCAGATCACCGACGAAGTTCGAAGACAGGTTGTTGGCTGCTATGATCTGCTTTGCTTCATTTAGAGACTCGGCATTCACTGAGAAATGGCTCCGCTGCCAGATCGTACCTTTATGATCTTGATAGAATGTGTATTCGTTCATGTTCTGATTTATGGTTAATTTAATATTTTCGAAATCGCCGAAACATTCCTTGATTCTCTTGTGATTTTTCATTGTTGAATCATGGTTCTGCCTTCGATCACTTACATAGCTTTTATTTCGTAGGAAGCAGATTTACATTGGAAAAAATGAAATGGACTACCGTTGACTGACATGGATTATAGTGGAATATAGATTTCAATTTAAATCGAAAGGAGATACTCCAAAATATATGTCCATGTAAGTCTATGATAGTCCATCATAGTCCATGTCAGTCCAACTCAGACCAACTGTTTCAATCAATAAAATGGATGAAATGCCTTTAGAGAATTGATTCAAGGATTTTACGACAGATATTCATCAAAATCCTCTGTTTGAACGGTTTGTCGATGGGCTGAATAGCACTCAAACCGATGTGTAAAGATATGTAAATGAATGCTTTATGCTACGATGCGCATTGGGAATAATTGTGAATATTTCTTATTCCAATCTGTAATTGAAACAGAATAACTATCAGAAAGACAATATTACTCAAATTTTCGGATAGCGACCATTTATGTACCACTTGTGTACCACTATAATCGGCATTTCGAAAATTCCACTTTGAAATAATCGGATTTCAACCTCCGATCTTGAAATATCGACAAAAAAAGCAAAATTTAAGGGACGTTTAAAACATGCTTAAACGTCCCTTAAATTTGGATTACCCCCTATCTCTATTTATAATTGTAGTAACTTGGGGTATATTTATCCAAAAATAATAGCAGCCAAGATTGCCAGCCACACCATACCTCCTCCTGCGAGCGTCCATAGAATGTCCTGCATGTCGGCTTTCGGGTCGATCTTGCGCTCCTTGACAACGGCGGCCGTCATTACGGCGATTATCGACACCAACAAGGGCAGCCACCGCCACCAGGCGCCCAACGGCACGGCCACGATCAACGCCGCGGAGGCGATGACCGCCCCGACTGCGAAGTGTTGGTATTTGTCTTTAGCGATGGCGTTGAGCCATCCGACGAGTTTATTGATAAGTCTTTTCATATATTTGCGGTATTTTGAGAGTTAGGCCGACAAGTTACTTATCCGGGAATCGCTCCCTGATCTCGGCCTTCTTGGCAAGATAGAGTGCCTTCTGCTCGTCGGCTTCGAGTATCTTGCCCTCGGCCAGATAGCCTTCGTAGGCCATCAGATATTGATCCGCTTCGGCCCGGTAGGCCATTTCCCGCAACTGTTCGGGATCGGGCTGCGGCTCCGGTACAGACGTGTATTCTTCCCAGCCGACCCGGATGCGGTCGCCGTTGTCGGTGTAGACCTCGCGGAGATCGTTGCCCGGGGTCGTGATCTCCGGGCGCTCCGTATATTCCACGGGTTTGTACCCCATCGGGCCGAGGATCTCCAGCCCGGGGTTCATGATAACCATCCCGCCCTGCCGCACCTCGCCGGGGGCCGGGATCAAATATCCGTTTTCAAGTTTTGCGTATTGCATAGCGTTGTTTTGGTTATTCGTTATATAATATCTCCGGCGCACCGTTGGCCGCCATGTCGTAGCCTCCGATCGACTGAAACAGCGGCTCCATACACTCGTCCGACAGCGGCAACTGCTTCGCGCTGTCGAGCCAGGAGGTCGGAACAGTAACTGATTCTATTGACAAAACTTCAATTGTCATAGCGCCGGATCCATATATCATGGCATAATTGGACGCTGGGTCATCGGGGGAAAGTTTTGACACCGAGAAGAATTCATATTCTCCATTTGCAGACGGTATTGTATGATATACGTTCCCAAGAACGCATGTTGTAACACCTGACTGATAATCGCTAACCTTCACCCTCATCTTAAGGCCTTCTCCGAGAATGTATCTACGAGTCAAGTAGCAGTACATCGTTTTCGATACTCCTCCAGGAAAAGTATATGGATTTTGCGTACTGAAATGAGTAAATCCTATTGATTCTTTTCTCGACCCCATCAGATTCTGCGGCAGGTATTCGGCAAGGAGGCCGACAGAGGTGATGCTGTTGACGGTAATAGTTAAATGTCTATTTGGATCACCGTCACTACCACCGTAAATTGGGAAATTATTTACATATCGTTCGTTATAAACTACAATATCAAACGTGCCATTTTGGGCAGGGATAGGATATGATATACCTGCGAAAATACGCGGAGATCCTAATTGATAGTCTGAAACAGTCACATTGATTTTATAATATTTTCCGATGGTTATAGGATTCCCGGTTATATTATAGTAATAAGGCGAATCAGATCCGTCCCATGTAAAAGAATTACTACCAATTAGATTTACCGATAATAGCTCCCGCATCGCCTTCGGCACGACGTACCCCATCGGGTCGCCGTTGTTGTAATGCGCGGTAACGTCGTCAGCGGATAGGCACATATTCCACACCCGGACGAAGCCCACGTCCGAGGAGTTGGCAAAAATCAGATCCATATCACCCATATCAAGCACCTCACGTGTATCCCAAGTGATCGCCAGTTCGTTGTTTACATAAATCTTGATCTCATTCCCCTGCCTTGTTATGACCAAATGAAAAGGATCATCATTGTCAAACTTAACATTCGGGTATACTTGATTAGATGCACCATCTGATGTATTACCAAATCGTATGATGTTCACGCCGTTACTACCATCTTCATATCCCCATGCAAGTATTCCTCCAGATTCTCTTACACCTACTGATGTCTTCATATATGCGGGATTACTGCCGATAGAGCCAATAGAATTACCAAAATATTCTATCGAGTAGTCAGATAATCCAATAGTTACAGGGGGCATAGTAAACTTTGTAGATGAACTCACTGATGGATTCTCTCCGTACCCCAACTTCACCCCGCGCTGCATTCTCTTGGCCTGCCGGTAGGCGGCCATCTTCTGCACGTTGTTGTAGTAGTACAGCAGGCTATTCATCGTAGGTCATGTTGCCCGCACCGAACAAGATGCAGATGGTGTAACTCTTGTTCTCCTCGGGCTTCGTCCAGCCCGTGATGTTGAAGTCCTCCGGATAGGAGAACTGCGTAGCCGTAGCGCCCGACGTGAAGCGGATGATTGACGGCTTCGTCGAGTTCTCGACGCTCGCAATATTCAGCGAGGTCAGTTCTCCGCAGACGTACATCGTCCCGCCCCTGACATCCAGCGAAACGGCAGAACCATCGACCTGCTGCACGATAGTGCCGTCGTCCGCCCGGTATTCCGAGGTTACGTAGCCTTTGGTCGCATCGTCCCAAAAAGCCCAGTATTTGAGCCCCCCGACATCCACGATCTTCGGAGGGTGGTCGGCCAGAGATTTCGCACGCGCAGCCTGCTGGTCGGCGTTTGAGGCTGATTTTTTTGCACGTTCTGCAGCCTTATCCGCACTATCAGCAGCCTTATTAGCTTTGTCTTTTGCGATGACAGGTCCTTCTGCATATTCCTGTTCGGTTCCCTCATAACCATACTTCTGTGCGATCTCATAGGCCGACTTTCCGTCCAGTCCATAACGCAAAGCATGATCTGTCAGGATAATATGGGTTAGTTTATCATCCATAAAAATCCATTATTTTTGTATCTGTAAGTATAAGTAATCGGTTGGTCAACGTTTTTTTATAACCTGACGCCTTTACAGTATAGGTCGTTTCGAGCGTTGCGATACCCGCATCGAGTTTTCCGGTTTCCGAGGATGGGATATTGAACACAGCCCGATCTGTTCCTTTGACGATCGGCAGCCCGCTGCCTTGCGTCGATCCGTAAATTCTCGGCCCGTTCCCGGTCGTGTAAACCAACATGTCGATCTCCACCTCTTCGAGAGAAACTCCCGTCGGATATACGGCAATCCCCATGCTGTCGCCTTTGGCATATATCGGTAATTTCGGTATCATTTTACAGGTCGTTTAAACAGGTATTTAACCCATGCGAACCATTTGCGGCGTTTCAGATACATCTGATCGGCCTGGTTGTCGTAACACTCCCGCTCAAGGGCTATGTCTCGGTATGCCGTGTCGTATGGCGGCAGCAACCATTCGAGGGCCCAAAGGGTGCAGTACAGGATGACATGGTAACAGATCGGCACAGTACAGAGCCACCGCCAGGATAATCCGCAGGCAGGAATCAGTACCAGGAGCGCCGTCGCGTAGAGGATCAGCCACTCGATCTGCTGCCGGGTGTGTATGGCTTCGTGGTTCTCTGTTTTTGGTGTCAGGTTCTTGTTCTTGGTGAACAGGACCCCGAAAAAGTTGATTGTCCGGGCCTTGCCCAGCGGAATCAGGTTGTTGTGAATGACGATCATGCCGTAATGATCTTATTCCAGCCTCCATTCATTGTGTCGGCACATTTGTAGTTCTCATTATCGGTGGAGCTGAAATAACTGTATTCATACCTACCACTCTGGCACATGAATACATTGTAACTGAAATGTATACCGCCATCGCTGATACATTGAGTAAGGTTTCTGCAATGATAGATTCCAATCGAATCAATCGAATATTCATCTGATCTTACATTGCATTGCAGCATATTTTCGCACTCCATAAACCCCCAAGCCTGATGACTTTTCGAGTGGATAAATATGGAGCAACGGATCAGATTCTTGCAATTGAAGAAACAATAGGGATCATCTGGCGTATAAATATCAGCACCCTCGCACTTGCAGTCCTCCAAGTTAACCATATTTACAAATCCGTGACCTTGTCCCGTCGTTTTTACACATACTCCATGGGCGCTGTAACCACTCTCTAAACTTGGAATTGTGCTGTACTTTAAGCATGAATCACTACCTGCATATTGGACGAGGCTTCCGGGCTGTCCAACAATCCGTTTGGTATTGGGATGCAGCAGAATGCCACTTGATGGAGCCGTCCATGTCCCTTTCTTGATCAGAACACACGTCGCATTGGGGTTGTTGTTCAGTCCAGCCAAAGTAGCGTTGCTATCCACAACGTAATCGAATGGTGTATATTTCGCTACGTCCTGAATGGCCTTGTTCCAGGCAGTGCGCTCGTTATCAGTGATAAGCCGATGTGTAGCATCCTGAATCGCGTCGATGAACCGCACGCCGCCGTCCCGGGTGATCTGCACATAGCTGCCCGCAGGTTTTACGGTTGTTGCCACAGCCTTGTAGATGTGGGCGATGGGCTTGACGTTGCCGTCGTTGTAGACATCCGTTTCGGTCTCGTAGCCCAGTGTGAGGTAGACGGGCAGGGCTGTCGCAGTAATCCCGGCAAAGGGCACGACGACCTTGACCGTCGCATTGTCGGCCCCGGACCCTTCGAGCACGACCAGACCGGGCGCTATGTCGTACTTGCTGCCGTTTGCCTTCACCTCGCATCCGGAAAGGACAAAAGCCCCGTACTGGGAGAAGAAGCCGTCGATCACCTTCAGCGGCTCCTCCTGGAGTGATACGAACGCATCGCCGTACCAGTTACGGACGCCGAGCACTTGTGTTTGTCTTTTCATCTTTGGTCTATTTTATACGTTGTTAAAGCAGCCCTGTATTTCTCGATGTCAGCCCGTATCTGTTCGGTATCGACACCTGCCGGAACATGGACGATGAAGTCCACATCCCCGAACTGCTCGCGGTTCTCTCCCCGGAGCGATACTACCGCCGGAGTACCTTCGCCCCTGTTCAGTCCCACGGGGACTGCCACGCCCACACCTTCGGAGCGTATCCCGACCGCAAACCCCGTTTCACGGTAGGATTCGATCGTGATGTCCGCCGCTCCGTATTTGTTGCGCAGGAACTGTTCGAGCACTCCTTCCTGATTGGTCACGTTGAGCAGTTTACGGGTTTCGTCGCGCCACAGGCTGAAGGCGGCGAACAGGTCCGCCAGCGGCTTTACAAAGGCCCGCAGAATCCGCAGACGGACGGGTTGACGCTTGTGTTCCGGCAGGAGCTGCCGCACCTGGTTCCGGAAGTCTATCTTATAGTTCCTCATAGCGATTTGGTAGATGTCAGGGTCAGCGTGTTCCCCTCGGCTGCGTACTCGAAATACCCTGCGGCCAGTTCGGCCAACACATCGACGGGGGCGAAGTCCGCCCCGGCGCTGGTCTTATGCTCGAGCCTTACGACCTTTACCGTCACGACACCTTCGGCGTGCATGACGGCGTCTACGAGCCGCTGGGCATAGAATACGGCATCGAATGACAGCGAGGTCTTGAACGTCTCGAGAGCCTGTCCGACCTGCTCACGCACGACACTCGAGGGGACCGCCGGATCATAGTACACCTCCAGGTTGTAGCGGATCGTATCGGCAGTCGTGCTTACGATCGTCGTAGGAATACCCGTCGTGTGGATCGTGTCGATGTAGTCGGTCAGGTTGCGGCGTTCGCTGTCGTCCAGAGGGATGATCCGGCCCTCTCCGTCGGTTTTGGCCACGCGGATCGAAATCATCTTGTAGGCCTCGTTCACAGCCACGACTTTCACGATCCGGCTGTCGGGATCGTCCTGTTCGTAGTAGAACTGCGCCGTGTTCTTGTCGAATACCAGCGTGTGCCCGTTCTGAAAGCGATAGCACATTTCCGCATACCACAATTTAGTGCCCGGGGTGATCTTGGTCGTCAGCTCGTCGACCTCCTGGCGGAACAGATCGAGAATTATTTCAAAGGCGTGGATCGCCGCTGCGACCACATAGGTCCACAGCCGCCACTCGGCGACTTTGGAGGTCGAGAGTTTCGGGAAATAGGTCTGCAGGTCGGTGATGATCGACTGCTGTATGTCGTTAATCGTTCTGGCCATATCGGTAGGTTGTTATGTCGTTTCCCAACTCTTTGAGCGTGTTCTTGCGCATCAGGCCGCTTTCGTCGTCGATGCGCAGCTGTGTCCCCGGCGCGACGGCCACGTCCAGGTAAAACCCCGTTTCGCCGATGCTGTCGATCCCCAGCTGCACGAGGGCTTCCGGATCGTTGGCGATCTGCGGATTCAGGGCAAGGATTTCGCCCACGGCCTCGCAGGTTCCATACTGCTCGAGGGCGATGTCGTAGACCGTCTGCCGGGCCTTAACTGTTGCTGTCGTCATATTCTGCGCTTATCGTCAATGTTCCGTCCGTATCGTAGTCTATGGCATCGACCCGCATTCCGTCGCGCTCGCACTGCTTGCGCACGGTTCGGAGGAAGTCCGCCGGATCGGTGTCATGCAGGAACGATACACAGTCGACGCCGACGGTGGGCGCCTCCTTGAAATCGCCCTGGCTTGCCAGCAGCAGGTCCCGCTTGTGCTGCTCCGTCGCCTCGGTCCGGATCAGATCGTCGGACAGCTCCACGTCCCCCGTCGATGTCTGTAAAATGTCGATCATCGTATCAATGCGTTACGTTGGTGTCCTCATAATCCCCGCGCCGGACCTTGTCGTGCTTCGATGCCGGGGCGGGAACCTCTACGGGCTTGGGATTGTTCTGCGCCGATGCGCTTCCGGTCACGGCCACCGCTCCCGAGGGAATGGTGTGCGTATGCGTGTTGAAGGCCTCGATCAGGTCGTTGATCTTGCGGGTGAGCGGCTCGATATTGATCAGTCCGCCCAGCTCGCCGCCGTTCAGGACGATCTTCGGGGCCGAGGCCTCGATCCGTTCCCCATCGCAGGTCATGGTCACCTGATCCCCGAGGGTGAAGACCACCTTGTCGATCTCGGAGAACAACGCCACATACAAGCGGTCGCTCGCGTCGATCCGGGCGACGATCACCGCGCTCTCCCTCTTGGGGATCAGCACCCTCCCGCGCAGGTTCTCCTTCTCGACGGAGTACAGCAGCACCCCTTCGTAAACAATGCCGCCGATCTGCACGTCGCACGTCCTGGCGTTCTCGTCGACACTTTTGACCGTGCCGTACATGGCCGCCTTTGCCGCATTGCGCAACCGCTCTGATAACATCATGCGGACCTCGCGTATCTCTTTCTCACTGCTCATATTTTTATCCCTATTTCCACGGTCCGGCGTGCTCCGCCCGTCCCGTAGGTTGTTTCTACTCCTTCGATGTAATACCGTCCGTCCCGCTCGTGGTAGACCTCGTCCTCGATCTCGGCCACCATGCACGGGGCGGCATAGGGCTGCAGGAAGGCGGTGATCCTGCCTGCATAACCGTCGTAGCTGTATCGCTTCAATTCTGCCGCCGCCAGGGCTGCCAGTTCCTGCTGATCCTTCACGTCATAGAAGTACAGCTTCTTCTCCGTCCCGTCCTTCGGACCGATCTCGGCCTCGACCTTCGTCCCGTCCTTGTAGATGCACACGGCCTTGATCTTCAGCTTCACGTCTTCGGCCCGCTGATATTTCAGATCGTCGTCCTTCACCACGTTGTAGCGCAGGCGGTATTTCACGGCATCGCCGACGACCTTGTAAGGCTCGCAGGCGTAGACACGCCCCTCGAGGTCGAACCATACCGCCAGGCCGTACTTGGTCTGCAACTGTCCCAGGACCCACGCCACGGGCTTATTGTCCGCAGGGAATGCCTCGAGGGTCAGCGTCGCGGCATATCCCACCTGCAGGCCGCAGGCTTTCAGGACCGCCGCGAGCGTGGTCTTTCCCTGAATCGTGACATTCCGGCGGCGGGTAGTGTAGAACTCGTCCTCGCAAACGATCTCGAGGGGCGTCTGCAAGTTCAGCTGCTTCACATAACCCCGAAATTCGGTGTACAGGCGTCCGTCATACCCGAGTTGGATTTCTACCGGATCGCCCGCCTTGATCACCTGTGCAGTCTCGACGTAGGCCGGAGGGGTCCCAGTCTGCCGGAGCACCGCCGTCACCGGAACCTTCACCGAAGCCGTGGCCCCGATCGTATGAATCGAGCGCTTGATCTTGATGTCATGCACTCCGCCGAAATACTTGCTTCCGATGGTTATTTTACTGCACGGTAGATACATGGCTATTGCACTATCAGTTCAAAAGGTGAATCCGTTTCGCATTCGATCGTCACCGCCTGGCCATCCTCCACACCGGGCGTCGGCGGGTACTGGATGTCCGTGATCACGACCCGGTCGCCCTCGTCGAGCAGCAGGTCCGTCAACACGCAGATCAGTTCGACCGATTCGTTGATGTTGTAAAGTTCCTTCATGCGCGCAATCTGCGCCTCGGGATAACTGCCGTCTGCGGACCTGATGAAGGCCGCGACGGAGATTTTGTAGTCTCCGATGCTGATCAGCTCCTTGACCGACCCGCGGCGGCCCACCAGGGGCGTGCGCACGATGTTCTTGGTTCCAGTAATGCTGATCACGGCGTTCTCCAGCTCGAGGGTGTGATCCTCGCCCCGTATGTCCTGATGCCTGATGAATACGGGCATGAAGTACCACCTGCCCAGGGCATCCTTCTTGTACAGGCGCGTACCTTTCACGAGCTCTTGCTGTGGAGCTGGAGAGGTCGGGATGTCGAAGTTGTCCCCGGTGTAGCTGCCGGCCGGACGATTCGGGGAAAAGGCTCCCGGATAAGGCAGGCCCTTATAGCCGATGATCGACTGCAGCAGGTGCTCGATGTTATACTTATGCTTCATATTCGTCCAAGACTTTTTTCAGTACGGCAGTGACTTCCTCCTCGATCTGATTGTAGCCCTTCCCGTCGGCGTTGGCGATGTGTATCTCGATCGTGTCGCAGAATTTGCTCATCGTGACACCTCCGCGGCGCTGACTGTCGTATGCCAGTTCCGTCGGTGTCGGCCGGGCCGTTCCCCCGGACTGCGGGAGCGTAGTCGCCGCCACCGTGAGCGGCATGGCCAACGATGCCGCCGCGGTCGCCAGGGACGGAACCCGCACCGCCGAAAGCCGCGAGGCGATGGCCGTGTAGGCCGCCGATCCTTTCATGTCGGGGATGATCTTGTTCAGATCGAGCACCGTCTTGCTCCCGGACCCGGTCCCGGTCCCCGTCTTGGAGAAGTCGATGTTTACCTTTTGTTTCGTGCGGGGCGTCTTCGTGCCGTCCGGGGTTTCAGAAGCCGCAATCAACGGACTGACGGCATTGGCTGCGCCATTCTTGCCGTTTTTCCAGGAGAGCTCCCAGGAGAGGGAACTCCCGGCATCCTGGGCGAGGTTCTTCAGGTTCTTGGCCCCGTCGACGATGGCCTTCTTGCGGCTGTCGATGTCGCCCGAAATCTGCGAGATCATCGCCTCGTTCTCGGCCTTGTCGCCCAGGCCTACGGCCTTCTTGAACTTGTACCACCCGAGTTTTATGTAATCCAGGCCGATCATAATGCCGTTGACCATCGTGCTGAACTCGTACTTGATCGTTTCGACGAACAACTTGCCCGTCAGCTTCATAAACTTGACGACGCTGTCCCACTGCTTGCCCCAGCCCTCGACCTTCGTAACGCAAACGGTGATGACGGCGATCAGGGCCGTGATCCCTGCCACGATCCAGGTGACCGGACAGCCCCACAGAGAAGCGTTCAAAAGCCACTGTACGCCTGTCCATGCCACCGTTGCCGCCTTTACGGCTCCGGCCCACACGGTGTGTAGTTTTTCCGCGCTGGTGACAAAACCGATCGCCTTGCCGAACAGCCCGAACAGGGGTAAGAGTTGCGAAACAGTTACAGCCTGCTGCGCGATGATCGTGGCGTAACCGCCAGTTGATCCCGTAAGTTCGAAAAACCCGATCTTCAGGTCGTCGATCCGGGCCTGGCAGCGTGCCATCATCTGCTGCACGGTGTCGGTGCGGATCGCGGCCTGCTCCTGGGCGACATTGGTGGCCGTGACCTGGGCGGTCATTTCGGCCACGGCATCCGAGTTCTTGATCAGAAACTGCGCTGCGGCGATGTTCTCCATGCCGAACACTTTCGACAGATAGGCGGCATCCGTCAGGCGGGGCTTCAGGGCATCGAGGGCATCCGAGAAGCTGTTTTTGCGGAAGTCCACGCCGAGGACGGTCTGCATCTTCAGCATGATGTTGCGCAGGGCCGTACCCGCTTCGGCTCCCTTCAGGTTATTTTTCGATAGAACCTCGATCGCACCTGCCGTGTCCTCGACCGTGAGGCCTGCGGCATTGGCCGCCGCACCGACGACCTTGAACGACTGCGAAAGGTCGACGATCTCCGCGGCTCCGTACTTCGAACCTGCCGCCAGAATGTTGATCACCCGGTTGGCCTCCGTAGCCTGAAGACCGAACTGGTTGATCGTTCCGGCCAGGGCCGTGGCGGCATCGTTCATCGACATCCCTGCAGCATGGGACAGCGTGATGGTGTTCTGCTGCAGGGCCTTCAGCCCCTCCATGCCGATCTTGTCCACCTGAATCTGCGAGGCCAGCAGGGCAAAGGCATTCGCCGCCTGCTGCGCACCCAGCCCGCTCTCCTTACCCGTCTGCCGGGCGACTTTCCCCAGGTCGCGCAGCTCGTCGCCCGCGATACCCGTGATCGACGACAGGTCGGCCATCGACTGCTCGAAGCCGATGCCGGGACCTGTTAAATTCGCAACACCTTCGGCTAATTGTTTGACCTGCTCGATAATGGAGGTCAGACTGATTCGCTCGATCTGTTTTTGCAGACCGCCGAATGCATTGGCCGACTTGTCAACGTGTTCCGTAATCTGCCGGGTCGAGTTCTGCACGGATTCGTCGACTTTCTCGACGACCTGCACGATCTTTGTGAACTCCGCAAACATATTCTGTATCGCGATGAAGACATTCCCGCCGATATCTACTTGGTAATTTGCGCGATTATCCATATATTTGCAGAAACTGTATTGCTATGACTGTTGCAGGTTGGATATTCTTGATCTTTGTGGCTGCCGCTTTGCTTAACCTTTTGGGTGAGGGCTTCAAATGTGCCATGCACATCGACAAGTGGCGCGACCTGTGGCAAATCAGGCGGTAGGCGTATATCTGCGTACCCGCTCATTCTCCACCCATTCGGCCATTCTCACCTGAAAGCCCCACGCCTCGTCCGACAGCGTGTCGGGGTCCATGTGCAGCACCGAGCGGATCAGGGCGTTGCCCGCATGCAGCCACCCGTCACCCTTGACGACCTCGGTGCCGCTCAAAGTTTTTTTATTTCCCCGACCCTGATCTCTACGATTTCCGAAATCAGCTGCGACAGCCCCATGAAATAGCGGTCGTCGTCACGCAGTTCCTCGTCGCCTCCGAGCCAGCAGTTCGACAGGATGACTTCGGCGAACTTGAACGGGTCCTCTTTGCCGACCACCGATGCAGCAGCGATCACGTCACGTCCCGGACGATGCAGGTAGCAGGTTTTGCCGTCAACCTCGTAGGCGAATACATCGCCGTGCTTCTTCTTCCATGCCGCGATCTTTGCGGCCATATCCTTCTTTTCCATAATGATTTTATGCGGGTTTAAAGGGTGTTTAAACAGCCCACGGTTCGATGCCGTGGGCTTGTTTTATTTCGACGCGATGTCGTAGTCGATGTCGAGAGCGACGAACGGCATGGCATGCTCGCTTTTCATGTCGCCCGCCTTCATGCCCGAGGGGAGTTCCGAAAACGAGGCGCAGATGATCTGGTCGACCGTGATGGCCGTGCTGTCCTCGGGGATGTAGGAGATCAGAATATCCACATCCACGTCGAGGATGTCCTTGTAGCCTTTTTCACGGGCGGCGCGGTTCATGGCGATGATCTCGCTCTGCAGCAGCGTCAGAGTTCCCGACGCGGCCCGCTGACCGTGCTGGATGCCTTTGGCGTAACGCCCTGCAGCATACAGAGCCTCCTTTGCCTTGGTGAGCTTGTAGTCGACACTGGTCGCTCCGACCACCGGGCGGCCCCACATGATGATCTTGATGGTGCCCCAGTCGTACTCTTTTCCGTTGATTCGTATTTTCATGCTGCTACTGCTTGATTGCCGGATTCTCAAATCCGAGGTTTACGATGATGTACCGCAGCGTGCCCCGCGGTCTGATCCTGCACGAAACCGCCATGCGCCGGGTCGAGAGGACATTCTGCGCCGGATCGACATACGATTTGAAGTCGCTGATCTCGCCCTGCATCGCCACTGCGACGGCGTTGTCGATCAGGCGTTCGTAGTACGAGCACATCTCCTGCGGGATGTTGCCCTCGTCGTCGGTCTCGATGTCGTCCTGAATCTCCTCGATGTAGGCAGTATAGGCGTAGATCGTGGCCTTGTCCGCCACACGTCCGTAGTTCAGGTTGCTGTAATCGTCCGACAGCGGGGCCCCCATGTGGTCGTCGTTCGGGTAGTAGCCGTTCTTCTTCGAGAAGGAGCGGTAGATGATGTAACCCGCCTCGTCCAGCAGGTCGAGCATCGCGTCGCACTCCTCGGGGGTTCTGCCGTTGGTCAGCCATCCCTCGGCGGTGATCGCTCCCGACTTCACGCGGGCCAAAGACTGGTTTACGGAAATCCGTGCGGCGCGTCCGAGCATCTGCCCGATTGCAGCGGTCTTGTTCGTCCGATCGTCGCAGGCCATAACGAAGCCTACACGGTTGGTGCTGCCCTCGCGGGGCTTGTAGAGCTTGTCGGTCTTGCCGTCCCAGCCAGCGGCGGGAATCAGGCACCGGAAGGGCATCACCTTCCGGGCGAAGCTCTCGCCGACGGACTGCGCCGCGGTGGCCGCCGTCACGGCATCCTTGTCGATGCCCGTATCGGTGGTGTCGGCGCTGTACTCGTCGGGCGGCAGACGGTTGATGCCGACCAGGCGGATGCGGCCTTTGGCGTAGGTGATCAGTTTCTTCAGCGGCGAGCCCTCCTCGATGCTGCACATCTGCGAGAGCAGCGTGGCCTCGGAAACGACGAGCAGGTACAGCTCGGCGCCGTCGCCCGTCTCCGTATAGAAGGCCGTCAGCTCCTTGTGTGCAAGGGGGTTGTTTTCAGCCGTGATGCCCAGCCGGGCGATGTCCCGCGAGGAGTTGATCAGGTAGACCTCGTTCAGCGCGAGCTTGTCGGAGACGGCGGCGCCCGTCAGGATCAGCCCGGCGACACCGTCGTCGCTCTGTGCGATACGGCCCAGGTTCCCGTTCTCGAGGTTGATGGTTACGTTAGGTAATGCCATGGTTATCGCACGTTAATGGTTCGTACTTCGCCCTCGCCGAGACCCTTCTGATGGTACTGCGCGAGGTTCTTGTCTTTGTCGAGGAACACCTGCCTGTCGCTGGTGATGTGGAAGGCCTTGCAGTCGGGATAGGCTTTCGCATACTTCTCGGCCAGGGCCTGGAACGGGTCGGCCTTCCGGGCCTGCTCGGCGGCAGCCTCCTCGGCTTCCCTGCGGGCCTGATCCGCTTCGGCCTTCTCGGCATCCTCGATGGCTTTGGCCTCGGCGCGGAAATCAGCCTCCCGGGCTACGGCCTCGGCAACCTTCGCCGTGGCGGTCTGACAAGCCGCTTCCAGGGCCGCCAGGCTCTCCTTGAGAGCAGCCTTCTCCTCGGCGGTTTTAGCGCCTTTCACGGCGTTCTTACCCTCGGCGACCCGTGTCTTTGCGGTTTTGGTCTCGGCTTTTGCGGCTTTCACGGCATCAGCCAGGCGGGCCAGCTCCTCCTTGCGCTGCTCGGCGCTCATGTCTTTAATATCCATGTTTTCAGATTTTTAACAGTTTGCGGGTTTTATAGACCCCGAACAGGATCAGCGACACTGCTGAAACCTGTCCGATACGCATCCAGGTCCGCTGCCAGGTATTCAGGCGGTTGACCTCGACGACTTGAAACTCTTTACGGGTGGACGTATGGCGTTCGATGCGGTCTTTCAAAGTCAGGTAAATAGCCATACTGTCGGCCTGGGCCGTAGCCGTCAGGACATTATCGCGGACCTCGATGTCGGGAGGCTTCAAGCGGTTCCCCGCCTGGTACTCCATCAGTCGGCGCATCTGCACCTGACCCACGCTGTCGCATTCGAGAAGCGCCCGGAGCATCGACTGGTCGCGTTCGAGGACCACCACCGTATCCCGGACCTGTTCGGTCACGGTCACCGTATCGGTCGCCTCCGTCTGCGAAGATTGCAGTTTGAGGCTTGGACTGCACGCGGCCAAAAGGGCTGCGAGCAGAATAATCAGCATTTTTCTCATTGATCAAATCGTAAATTACGTTTTCGTCGTTCTTGCCACGGATCAGCTTGATCAGCGACACGAAGGCTTTGGCCTGCGTGATGATCGCCAGGTTCTCGAGGATCGAGATAAGCTCGCAGACGCACAGGTAGGCCGCCATCAGTCGGTGCGGAATGATCCACAGATTCGGGACGAGCTTGTCGATCAGAAAGGCCAGCAGTATCGCGGCCATGTAGCCGATCAGTTTGCCTACGCTCTTGCGCATTCGGCGCGACGATCGAGGTGCGTGGCGGTTCTTGCTGGCGAGAACACCGAAGACGAGATCGGCGAGCCAGAACAGGAACACAATGCCGATTACCTCCTGGCATGGTGCGAAATAGGCTGCGGCCACCAGGGACGCCTTGATCGCATACTGACCGAGATACTGCACAGCTCCTTCCATGACTACTTACCCGAATAGATGGCTCCGATGTACTTGTTGCGCAGAGGCAGGGCCGAGAAACGCTGCTGGTAGCCCAGGATGTCGCCACGGGCTTCGGGGTCCTTCTCGCGGTGGAAAACATCGACCGTACCCGTCGCACGCATCACCTCGGTACGAATCCAGGCGATCGACGCCATCGCGCTGTTCTCGCCTTTGGCCGAGCCGAAAGCCTGCTTCTTGCCCGTCGTGGTGTCGAACAGGGGCAGATGCGGGTAGCTGAAGACCTTGAAATTGCCGATCTTCCCGTCACGCATGTACTCCTTGTACAACTTGCGGTTCTCGGACTTCAGGTCGGCTTCGTGCTCCGTAGTGAGGACCAGGCACAGCTGCGTCATGTCGACCTCCATTGCCTTGAACTTCGCTTCGAGCAGGTCGAGGTCGTCGAAGGTCAGGCGACGGCGACCGTTGACGGCTTCGCCGGTCGTCACCAGGACGGGCGTGAACTCACCGTTCTGCAGCGGACACCAGTTGTAGGCGGCCATTGCCCGGCGCTTGCGCGTGAGGGCGTTCACATGACCGCGCGTCACACTCTGCATCTTGTCGTAGGCGGCCTGCATCTGCTCGATGTTGCGCACGACGGTGTTCTTCGTGTCGAGGGTATGCAGCAGGATGTCCTTCGGCACATCCTCGCGCTGCACGATACCGACCGGATAAGTGTCGTTGTCGATGAATACCTCCGGTTCGACACCTGCCTCGGCCAGGTGCAGCGTGTTGTTGTCGACCAGGGCACTGAGGTCTTCGGATTCGTTCAGGAAGTCACCCTCCTGAATGGGCTGCTCTTTGATGATGTCAACCCACAGTTCTTTTTCAATAGGCATATCTGTCTGATTTTGATTAGTTGTGCTTTTTCCGGATGGTCTCGAAAACCTCGGGATTCTCGGCTTTGATCTTCGCAAGGCCCTCGGGGTCCTCCTTCAGCCAGCGCAGGTGCGTCCAGTTCTGGCGATCGGCCGGAATCACGTTCCCGGCGATCTTGGTGACGGAAGCCGCCAGCGAGACCTTCGCGGGGATGGCCTTCAGGGTTTCCGACACCAGGTCGTAATCCTTCATGGCGAGCTCGACGTACTTCTCACGGGCGGGAGCTCCGATCCTGCCCTGTTCAACGGCCAGATTGACCATGTCCTCGGCGCGTTTCTTACGAGCTGCGTCGATCTCCTTCTGCAGGGCATCGGCAGTCTCCTTGTGTTTGTTGCGGTCGGCAGCCAGCTGCACGATAGCCTTGCTCATCGCCGTAGCGTCCGCGTCCTGATTGATGCCGAGCGCGACGTATGCCTCGGCGGAAAGGGTGATTTTTTCCATTGGTTTGATATTGGGTTTTCGACCCTGCGGCGAACTCTCCGCGCAGAGTTTCACGATGTTGTCGACATGAAGACGCACGTCGCCATCTTCGACCAGATGGCCGTCGCCCGTGTAGATTTTGAGCGTCACGGCCCCGGCATTCGACGGCACGGAGGTTACGGAACCCTCGAACAGCTCCCACTCGGTGACATAGAGGTCCTCACCGCCTGCCGGATTCGTGCGGTACTCGGCCCGCAGGATGACGATGCCGGGCGATGCCCCGCGCAGGAACCCGCGCTCGACCTGGCCCTTGCGTTCTGCTCCCAGGGTGATCCCGTCGTCGAAGACGGGATCGGCAACAAGCAGTGCCCCCTCGACATGCAGGTTGTCCCAGCGCCCTATCAGACGGTTGAGATCGTGGTTGTCGAGCATCGGGGAATACTCCTGGAAGCGTTCGAACTTGCCGCCGCCGTTAAGCAGGAAAAAACCGTGCGAGTTCTTTTTCGTTTCGTCGTTAAAAATGAATTTCGGTAAAGCCATGCGCTTCATTTTTGATGCAAACATAGGCTTCAAAATCCGACGCAACAAAAAGGCTGTCAAGGTATTGAACTATTTTTCGCATTCGCGTTTCGGCATGCCATCTTTGCACAAAAAAGAGCATATGACAACCCCGAAACACAAATTATATACGGCGGCCTACAACTGTTTTGTAGAACAGGGAATGACCTGTGCAGGCATTGCCGAGTTGCTCGGCATTCGTGAGGCCACGCTGTCCGAATGGCGACGCGGTATGAAGTGGGACGAAAAACGCAAGGCCAGCCTGGCGGCCCCCGGAAAAATCCGCGAACTGTTGCTGGACGAGATGCAATGGATCGCCGAGGGAAACAAGGCCCGGCTCGATACTGACGGACTTTCGAAAGTAGCCAAAAGCCTGCAATACTTCGATGGCAAGGTCCCGCTGTCGGTGGTGATCTCCGTGTTGAAGGAGGTCGACAACTTCGTTGCCGAGATCAACCCCCAGGAGGTCGTGAAGATCACAGAATACCACCGCATGTTCATTCAGCACCGGGCGCAGGTCGATTCCTTAAAGTAACGGCACATGGCAGACATCGACAAGAAATTTCAAAAGCTCATCGACAACTACGAGGAGCATTGCCGACGCATCGCGAAAGCTTCGGTCGTAGACATCCACGAACGCCCCGCGGACAAGATCGCCCGCGTGAAACGTATCGAGAAGGATTACGTCACCTGGTTCGAGTACTATTTTCCGAACTATGCCAAGGTGCCCTGTGCGTGGTTCCACCGTCAGGGTGCGCAGGAGATCATCGACAACGACGTGATCATGGCCTTGTGGGAGATTTACCGATCCGGGGCGAAGTCCGTACACGTCGACATGGGTATTCCCCTGTACCTGATGTACACGGGCCGCCTGCGCTACATGCTGCTGATCGGCGAGACCGAGGACAAGGCGCATAAACTGCTCTCGGCATGCCAGGCGCAGCTTGTCTACAACAAACGCCTGATCAACGATTACGGCTGCCGCTACAAACAGGGCGACTGGTCGTCCGGGGAGTTCCTGACCTCCGACGGCGTACGCTTCACGGCTCTCGGTTTCGGTCAGGACCCGCGCGGCGTCCGCGAGGAGGAGCAGCGTCCCGACTATATCGCCGTGGATGATGTCGACACGCGTCGTCATGTCAACAACGACCGTCTGATGCGCGAGGCCGTCGAGTGGATCTTCGAGGATCTGATGGGATGTTTCGACGAGGCGGACGGATCGACCCGGAGGTTCGTGTATGCCAACAACAACTTTCATAAGAACAGCATCACAAACCGCCTTAAAAAGCAGTTCAAAATCCTGGCTGAAAAATCCCGGCAGGAGGGCGAAAAGCCCATACACCGGGTACTGACGGTGCCCGCCGTGAAGGACCTGACGACCTTCGAGCCGAACTGGCCCGAGAAGACCTCGGCAGAGCACTGGCGCAAAAAGTACCGCAGCATCCCCTCGCGGTCGTTCATGCGCGAGTATATGCACGTCCACGTCGAGGACGGCAAGGTGTTCAAGGCCGAGGACATTCAGTGGAAGAAGATGCTGCCCCTGAACGAGTATGACGCCCTGGTCTTCTACGGAGACCTTTCCTACAAGGCCCAGGCATGCCATAAGGGGATGATCCTCGTCGGCAAGAAAGACCGCGAGTTCCATTTCATCTACTGCTTTCTGCGCCAGCAGTCCCGCACGGTCTTGGCAAAATGGCTCTATGACCTGTACGAAACGACGGAGCTGCACAACTGCCGCAAGGTCCGCTATTGGATCGAGGGCCTGTTCTCGATGGACGAGTTCGTCAACGACTTCGATGCCGAGGGCGATGCCCGCGGATACTACATCCCCGTCAAGGCGGATAAGCGCCCGAAGGCTGACAAATACGACCGTATCGAAGCTACGCAGTCTTATTTCGAGCGCCGAAATGTGTGGTTCAATATCGACGAGCGGGACAGCCCTGACTTCCAGGAACTCGTCGATCAGTACCTGGCATTCGAGAAGGGCGGAGGCGCAGCCGTCGACGGCCCCGATGCGGCAGAAGGCGCACTCTCGAAACTCAATACCGTATTCCGGCAGGCAAAGGGGACCTACCGCGTCGGCATCCGGGCACAGCGTAAATACTAATCCAATATTCAACGACATGCGTAAAATCAAGTACATCGTGCTGCATTGCAGCGCAACCAAAGAGGGGGTGCCGTTCGGCATCGAAGACATAGACCGCTGGCACCGTCAGCGGGGATTCCGCAAGGTCGGCTACCACTACGTGATCCTGCTTGACGGTACGATCCGCAAGGGCCGCGACATCGCCCAGGTCGGGGCCCATGTGCAGGGCAGCAACGCCAACAGCATCGGCATCTGCTACATCGGAGGACTGGACGCCGACGGCAAGCCCAAAGATACCCGCACCGAGGAACAGAAGGCGTCGCTGTTCTTCCTGCTGCAACAACTCCGCGAACAGTTCCCCGACGCCATGATCTGCGGACACCGCGACTTCTCGCCCGACCTGAACGGCGACGGGATCATCGAGCCGTGGGAGTGGATGAAGGCCTGCCCGTGTTTCGACGCCATCGACGAATATCAAAGCCTGTAAGCCATGTTCATCGAAAAGGAGGACTTATACACGGCGATCTGCGAATACCAGCTGCAGAACATCACCACAAGCGCCGTCACGATCCGTATGGCGATCCTGGCAGCCATCGACGAGGCGCGGAGCTACCTGAATGCCAAATACGACTGTGAGGCGATATTCTCGGCCACGGGAGAAGACCGTCACGCCACGCTTCTGGAGCACTGCAAGAATATCGCGGTGTGGAACCTATGCCGCCGGGCGAACACCGATCTGATTTTCGAGCAGGTCAGCGAATACCGCCGGGCGGCGATCGACTGGCTCGAGAAGGTTGCGGGCCTGAAGGGTACCGACAAGCCCCTCGCACCCGGTTTGCCGCTGCTCAAGACCGAAGACGGAGAGGTCCGCATCACTGCCCGGATGGGTAGCCGCCGCAAGTTCCGCCACGGCTTCGATGACTAAACACCGTTTAAATACCCTTTAATCGTTCACACAATGCAGAAAAAGAACAGAAGCAGGAAAACCCACGACGCCACGAATAAGACCGCGAATTTGGCCGTAAAAACGAATGGTCCGAAAACAGCCAGGCGGCGCGAGGGCTACATCCGCAGTATCGTTCCGAAAACCCTGTCGCGGACCCGGTCCGACATCGCCACCTGGCGGTCGGCGCTGCGCGCGGCGGATAACGTCGACAATCCGCGCCGGGCACGGCTGATGAATCTTTACGACGACGTGATGCTCTGCGCACATCTCACCTCGCAGATCGAACTGCGGCAGAAGGCGACGCTCCTGACACCTTTCGAGATCAAGGTAGGCGACGAGATCGACGACCAGGCTACGGCGGTCCTCAATGCGGCATCATGGGTCACGGAGCTCAACACCCACATCCTCGACAGCGTGATGTACGGTCATACGCTCGTGGAACTCACGACGACCGGGAACACAACCGAACCCGTGGCCGTCACCCTGCTGCCCCGGCAGAACGTGATTCCCGAGAAGGGGATGCTGCTGTTCCGGGAAGACGACAGTAAAGGCCTCCAGTACCGCGAGGTCCGGGAGTTTGGGAACTTCATCCTGGAGTTCGGCAAGGATCACGACTACGGCCTGCTGAACAAGGCCGTGCCGCACGTGCTGTTCATGCGCTTCGCGCAATCCTGCTGGTCGGAGCTCTGCGAGATATACGGCATCCCGCCCCGGTTTATGAAGACCGACACGCAGGACCCCGCCATGCTCGACCGCGCCGAGGCCATGCTGCGCGACATGGGGGCGGCGGCCTACTTCATCATCGACCGCACGGAGGAGTTCCAGTTTGCAAAGGGAGCCGACACCAACGGCGATGTCTACAACAACCTGATCGCCCTGTGCAAGGAGGCGGTCTCGGTGCTGGTGAACGGAGCCGTGATCGGACAGGACACCGTGAACGGCAACCGCTCCAAAGAGGAGAGCAGCATCCGGCTGTTCGAGAAGCTGGTGATGGCGGACCGTAAGATGCTGGCGGGATATTGGAACTCCACGGTGATCCCCGCTCTGGTGTACATAGGCATTCTGCCCGAGGGAAGCGTGTTTTCCTGGCAGCAGGAGGAGGACGTCGAAAAACTGTGGGCGATGGTCGTGCAGCTCCTTCAGTTCAAGGACGTGCCGAACGACTGGATCGAGGAGAAGTTCGGCATCGTCTGCACCGATAAGGCCTTCACCGTGCCGGGACAGCTGTCCGTGCCGCAGCCCCGGGAAGTCGATTTTTTCGCAACCGCCCCCTGATCGCGTACAGGGGGCTGCACGAAAGACTGGCGGCGGTCTACGGACTGGGTGATCCGGTGATGCTGGCAGCGGAGGGCGGCAAAGACAAAAAGCCTGTCGTGCGTCTGTCGACGTTCCGAAACGCCGCAAAGCACTTGCAAAAGGCCGGGGACTTTCGTCCCGACATGCTCGAGGATCAGCCGATCCGGACGCTGATCGACGAAATAACCGACGCCCTGATGGAAGGGGTTGACCTCGGGCTGAAGGAGCACGAGATACCGCAGGAGACAGCCGACAAACTCGGGCGCGACGTGTTCGTATTCTCGGGTTGTAAGACCTACCACGAACTGCGTGAGGCTTCGCAGCTCTTGCGGGATGATCAGGGACAGATCAAACCGTTCAGCAAGTTTTTCGAGGAGGTGAAGCAGATACATCCCGAGTACAACGAGCGCTACCTGGAAGCCGAGTACGAGTTCGCCGTACATTCCGCGCAATCAGCGGCACAATGGGCCGAAATCGAGCGAGACGGGAATGATTACGATCTGCAGTACCGCACGGCCAACGACGGTAAAGTACGGCCTGCGCATGCGAAGCTCGAAGGACTGACCCGTCCGCAGGACGATCCGTGCTGGTCGGAGATCATGCCGCCGAACGGATGGAAATGTCGGTGCCGGGTCGTGCAGGTACGCAAGGGCAAATACGATTACACCGATCGGAACGAGGTTTCACAGCTTGTACGCGAAGCGACCACGGACCTCGACAGTCAGGGACGTAACCGCGCTGAAATGTTCCGTTTCAATCCCGGCATGGATAGAGTGATTTTCCCGAAACACCATCCGTATTACAACCTTTCAATCCAGGCAAAAATGGTAATAACCGATATGGCCGACAAGCGGGAGGTTAAAAATGGGTTTGCTGCCAAGACGATTGCCGAGGCCGAGGAAGCGTTCCGCACACAGCTCGGTGTAAAATGCCGCCTCGACGGATTTAAAAAATCCGACATGGCGCAGGTACAGGAAATATTTGCTTGCGTATCACACCATTTTACAGATTTTCCGGAACTTCGCGATAAAATCAAATTCGTAGGGTCAGTAAAAGGGCGCGTGGCAGCACTGGAGGATGTAAAATACACAGAGCTATGTAAACTAAATCCCGGGATGCAAGATGACGTATTGCGTAAGTATGCCAAGAACTGGGCGAAACGCATGGCCGGATGCAGTTCCTCTACGTATGCCTATTCATCAAAGAATTTTACTGAATACGCATTGAATGGTTTGGCTTTTAATTCCACTTGGGCTGGGACTAAGGTCAAGAAGCAACTGGAGTATGATGTGCAGCACAAATTTCATCCGGTAGGTTGTGACACGGTTAAAGCCGTTTTTGACCATGAACTTGGGCATAAAATAGACGAAATGCTTTCGCTGTACACTGATCCGGATTTTTTGGCTATCTACAATCCGGCCAAAGCTCAAGGAGAACGATTCATCGCCGATAACCTGTCGGCATATGCGTATTGCACCTCTTTCTTCCGTAAGTCCAATTACACGCCGCAAAAGGAATTTATTGCCGAAGCGTGGAGCGAGTATCGGAATAACGAAAAACCGCGACCTTTGGCAGTCGCGGTAGGTGAACTTATAAACCGAAAATACGATGCGAAAAAGCAGAACTAAATATCTGCAACTTCATATACGCGCATTGTTTCACGAGGCTTGTCTGTTTCGAAGACATAGCTACCATGCTGCCCTTCGAGTACCTTATTGTGAGATTCGGCATTATCGTATATCGACATTGGAATCACGTCGAATGCGGCGCACCGAATACCTCCTTTGAAATGCCGACAATCCTCACACTGATAAGGTTGCTCCTTTTCTATGTCAATCAGATGTTTCATAAAAGTTTGCGCTTTGCGCAAAAATAACGTTTTAAAACGCGAAAAGCAAATGAAATGCCGAAATTATTTGATCTGAAGCGAAAAATCCTGACCGACCTGAAGGTCGAACTGCTCGACGAGTTCGACCGCAACTTCGAACGGCGGGCATTCTTTGACCGCCCCTGGCCGGATCGGTCCTATCCCGGCGGACGCGGATCGCTCCTGCAGGTGACGGGACGCGGACGGCGCAGTTTTCGGGGGACCATCCGGCAGAACGGCGTCGAGTTCTCGACCGATACGCCCTACATGGGGCTGCACAACCGGGGCGGAAAGATCAAGATCACACCCCGGATGCGGAAATACTTTTGGTACATGTATCGCCAAAATGCCGAAAGCATTACCTACTCAATCAAGAAGCGTCAGGCCAACAATACCCAGCGTAATCGAATGCTGTCAGCGAAGGCGCAGTTCTGGAAAAATATGGCTTTGACAAAAAAGGATCATATAACAATTCCACAACGCCAATTTATCGGCGACCATCCCCGTGTCCGGCAGGCGGTACGGGAGGTTATACACCAAAACCTGCAGAGCGCTTTCCGGGAACTCGCAAAAGTCCTGCAACCTCGGTAAAACACCGTTTAAACGTCTTTAAAATGATTGAAAATGCAATGATCGCAGTCCAGGACCGACTGCTGGAACTGCTCCCCGAGAAGATCGCCTATCTGGCCGAGGATTGGGGACAGCTGGATTTCTACAACGAGCGGCCGCCCGTCAATTTCCCGTGCGTGCTGATCGACATTGCCGAGGCCGAGTTCTCGGACTGCACGCGAAAGGTGCAACTGGGCGAGGCGATCCTGACCGTACGGGTAGCGCACTTCGATCCCGTAAACATTTCAGCCCTCGCACCGAACCGTAACAAAGCATTCCGCATGTTCGTCCTGCTGCGGTTGATCTACACCCAGTTGCAGGGACTCTCCGGAGAGGGGTTTTCGGGCCTTACGCGCACATCCCTGCGGCGGGTGAAACGTGAAGATGCGATCCGTGAATACGTCATGCAGTTCCGGTTCGGCGGGACGGACAACGCAGCCTATAAGCCGCGAAAAAAGGCCGAAGGCGTCCAGATCGACATCACCACGGAACGCTCGTAACGAAACAGCCCGGCAATTTGCCGGGCTGTTTCGCATAAGATTGCTTTTTTTACTATTTTTGAAACAAAACAAGCGTATATGTCCAACTGGAGCAAAATTTGGAAAATCTTGACAACTCCCGTCAACACCCCTAAACCGAAAGAGCATACTCCGACTTCGATAACCCCTGCAGTTCAATGTAATCCGAGCAGTTCCCGGGATCATTGGCTGACCGTACACGTTGCACTTGCCTCTATGCGCGAGTTTCAAGAGTGTAATTCGGACCACACACTACTCAAGAAAGCGGAAAATCTTCGTAATATCATTGAAGAACTCAAAGGGCTATCCGGACAGTCCAACTATTCTGCAATTCTAAAAAAAGGGATCAACGAATTTGAGACGAATTGGCGGACAACCATCACCCCGCAGGAATTTGAACACCTTGAACACCCTGATAAAATGGATATTGACGAGATGATCCGTGAGAAATACTGTTCTCTCGCCTCAAACTACCGCCGCTACTGGGAAAGTGCCATCGCTCAACTGGTGCGGAAATCAGCTATCCTAAAGCGACGGCAATACTTAATAGAAGACATTGATCGTTTCATTGACGGTTTACCAATAAAGTATCCGGAGGTTGTGAGTGAATTGGAAAAATACAAGGCTTTCAACCTGAAGCAGATCGAAAGCCCTGAATAAAATCAATCGAACAGAGTTGGTTGTCGGATGTCCTGCTGCGTGCGTTCGCGTTCTTTGCGGAGCCAGGACAAATAGGCAGCATATTCGACATGAAACTGGTCGTAGATGTACTTTTTCCACACCCATTTCAGACACCTATCCTGCCGCCCGGGTTCATAGTACTGCTTCGTGATCCGCACCGCATGCTCACGTTTTCGGATGTGATTTTTGTTGTTGTATGCCATTTTCCGCAATTATTGACTATCTTTGTAGCAGGTCGGCCTTGTGATAGCAATATTGCAGGGCTTTTTTATGTCAGTTCACCACGGTCGGACCGCCTCCCGGAATGATGTAGATCGGCGTCACCTGAACCGAAGGCCGTGAGGTCGTGGCGGGCTTCTTGTCTCCGATGGCCCGCAGTTTGCGCACCAGCGCTTGCAGTTCCTGTGCATCGAGCATATAGAGCAGACGCCCGCATATCCGCCGCTGCAGCAGGAAACGGTTCACCTTCGTCCAGTCCTCGGGCGAAGCGTACATCCCGAGTTTTGTCAGGTGTGCCAGGACCTGCGACCGGAGACGCCGGATCGCGTCAGAGGCCGGGGTCGTCTTGGCACGGTGGGCAAACTCCATATATGCCTGCAGGGCGACGATCTCATCGTCGGTAAGTTCGTCATAGCTGCGGGCATCCCACAACGCCAGGATGTCCTCCCGATTGGGGATCAGGCGGCAGGCCGACATCAGGGTATTGATCCGGCGAACCTTTGCGCCGCGTTCGAATTCGGTCATTTTGTTACAATATTTAATTTAACCATGTTGCTCCCGGCGGCGGAATCGAACCGCCGCAGAAAACCGTTCGGGAATTAGGATTTGATTTTTTTATAAATCTCTCCGCATAAGAACCCGGCGAAAAGAACAAGGTAGATAAGAGGGATAATCCACATCGGGCATGTTACCCACCACCAGGACCAGGCGATCACGCCCGTCAATTTGAGAATAAGGAACACGATAAACAAGGCTCCAGGAAATCCGATTTTCATAGTTTACATGCGATTAAATGATGGTTCGATTCTGTGCCATACACCGCGCTCGTCGCGCTGGTGAAAGTAGAAGTTTATGGCGGTGCCGTTAACGACGTTGCTCTCTTTGAACAGTTGCATGATTTGCGAGTATTCGGGATCGCCGAACTGCGCCTCGAGATCATACAGCTTGCTGATGGACTTGTAGTCCAGATCGCCCTTGCGGTTACGCTCCAGGAGCGTCATTGCCAACTGGTACATCGGATCGTCGGCCCCTTTCTCCCGTCCGCCGATCCATGCCTTCAGGAAGTCGATCAGCCGGGCGGCGGCCACGTCGGCCCGTTCGTCAAAGCATTTTACCCGATTGCATTTCACCTCGAGGCGGAAGTCTCCCTCCTGCACCGAGTAGCCGAGCTGGTCGTCCCGGCGCGTGGCTCCGTACTCCTGCATGATTTTTCGGAAAGCATCGGTCTCGGCCACAACCAGGTCGTAGAACTCGCGCACCCGGCCAGTGATATTGCGGGTTTCGGCTGCCATACGCTTCACGAAGTCGGCCCGCGTCTCCTCATAGTCCCGGCGCCGTTTGTCTGCGGCCTGGCGCTCCTCGGCCCGCTTCTGCTCGAGCAGCTGTTCCAGTTGGTCGGCGGTCATGTCTTTCAGTTCGTCTTTCATAGTGATATTGATTAAGAATTACGTTTGTCAGTGTAAGGTTCCCCGGCGATGCTGCAATAGTCGGTCTCCATGTTGTGCAAGCCAAAACGCATGTCTTCCAGGTCTTGCTCGATCTGCGCGATCCGCTCCGGGGAGAGATTCTGCCTGTGCAACTTCAGATAGGTCTCCGCGATCAGTATGTTCTTACGGCGCTTGTCAATCATGTATGAAAGACAGTCCAGGCTTGCCGCCGATGATTTGGTTAGTTCGATGATCTCGGGCATACTGATTACGATTTGATGGTTTTGATCGCTTTCAGGGCCTCCTTCGAATAATTGTCGAGGAAGGTCTGCCGCATTGCATCCGCGACACTCATAATCTCGTTGATGCTTGCCCCGGTTTGGGCGACTGTCCCGGCAAACCTGCGCAATTCCGCGATCAGTTCCGGGCTGATTTTAATACCGTTTTGCTGTCCCATTGTTGTTGTTTTTCATTATGCCGTACATGGTTCTGAAATAGTCGTCCGTGAGCGCCACGCCGTCCTTGTGCGCGGCGATGATCGCAGGCTCGAGGTAATCGTTAAGCTCCCGGTAATCGGTGCAGAGCTCGACGAGGATTTTGCGGAGGTTTTCATCCTTGACCTTATACATGAAGTTCTCGAATTTCCGGTCGATCGGCGGCAGAATAATCGTGTTCGCCTTCATCCGGCTTTTGAACTGCGGAACGCCGTTGACACCGCGCAGTTCGAGCCTGTCGAGCAGTTTCAGCAGATCGGCGGTTCCGGCGATCGCAAAGGCCGCATATCCCTTGATCATGTCATAGATGGCTTTATAGGCCCGGATACCCGGCAGTTTGGTGTTCTCACCCTCGTCGAGGATCAGCATGTTGCGCTCCCCGCACAGCGCACGGCGCCGGAACTCGGAACCGATCAGGCGCAGGCGTGCACCTTTCTGCATCGGCAGGTCGAGGTCGAGCAAGCGACCGATCTCCTCGAGGATGTCTCGGATGCCGTCCTCGGCGTTGATCGTCACACGAAACGTGTTGGTCGGATTGGCCTTGCAGTACTGGTCGATCGCCGTGGTCTTGCCGCAGCCTTTTTCGCCGATGATCATCTTCACGCCGCCGAAACGTGCGGTGCAGTTCAGATGCGCACGTTCGAGAGCCGAGATGGCGATCACAAACTGCGGCGTAGGCTCTACCTTCCAAAAGGTTTGCTCGATCTCGAAGCCGATCACCGATGCAAGCGTAATGAAATAGCGGTCGGCGATCTCCGTAACCTTGTCAGGGCCGGATTTGTATTCATAGACCCCGTTCAGCAGGTTGGAAAGATACGACGCGCTGATTCCGCAAGTCTTCGCCAAGGCATTCTGCGACATGCCGTGCCGCTGCATGTACTGCTTGGCGGCAGTAATGATTTCGTCTTTTTTGATTTTTTCCATAAGGCGGTTATTTGATGTATTTTGACAAATCGGAAATGTGATTTTTGTGGTAGTCGATCACTGCCTGCTGTTGGACCTGGTCTACCTTCTTTCGCTCCCGCTCCCGGGCGCGTTGTTTCTTGGCCTCCAGCTTCGCACGGCCCCGTTCATATTCGGCGGCGCTGATCTGCTCGTGCATGGCGTTGTAATCCTCTTTGGTGGCGTTGTCCCGGATGTTGAAGTCATAGCCGCGGACCATGACCGCCTTTGCCGCTTCGACATCCTCGACGAACCCGTCGACCATCTCCTCGAACTCTGCACCTTTGCGGTTGTAGTAAGCCAGGGCCCGGAGACTGTCGGGGGTTGCTTCGGTCATGGACTTCGACGCCAGCGGTGCAGGCGAACAGGTGAACATGTAAACCTCGTCGGTCGTGTAGACATCAGCCCCTTCGGAGTTCCAATAGACATGCGTTTTGAACGATGAAGCATACCCCATGTGCTGCGCGATCAGGGCCACAGTGCCAGCATCCGTCGGGATGTCGAACTTGTACTCCTTGCCGTCGCGTTCGAGTGTCAAAATCGACCGTAGATAGCTTAAATCCCGCTTCGACATTTCACCCGTGATCCGGCGGTATTGCCGATCGGTATATTGTCCGGCCCGGTCGTTCTTCAGTGTATGAAACCATTCCGAAGGAGTGAGTTCATTTTCCAGGCGCGTGTTGTTCCATTCACGGATGGCGACCGTCAGTTTCTCGATAGCTTCCGTATAGGTCGGCAGGGCCATGATGTCGTAGTAGTCCGGATTCGCCATGCTTTCGAGGCTCCTGGCGTTCCACGAGGTCTCAGGCAGTTTGAAATAACTCTTGAAACGGCGTTTAAACAACCGGAACATGGCCTCGGCGGGGTTCGCTTGAGAGTTCCCCGGTGCGATCGTGCGAAAGTTCCGGCAAACGCGCTGCAGGTAAGCCTTCGAGGCTTCGCCCGTATAGGCGCCGTGGTTGTCGCTGATGAAGTCCAGCACCTCGGTCTTGCCGTTGTCGACGAGCGCCATGCGCATCGCCTGCCGCAGCATCGTGCCGTCCTCGAGGTGCAAACCTTTCCGGCTCACGGAATAGCCTGCGATGTAGCGGCTGCCGACATCCGAGATCAGCATCACGTATATCTTCATCATGCGCCACTTGCCATATTGGTCCTGATAGCGGTATGGTACGACGCCCGAACCGTCGGAGGCCCACAGCGAGTTAGCGAACTCGAGCGGTTTGGCAGGAACATAGGGCCGATAGGTATCTTTGAAATGCTTCTTGCCGTGGCGTTCCTTCGCCGACAGCATTTTCCGGCTCCATGCGTTCGTGTAGTGATTGAACGTCGAAGGCTTCACGGGAACAATACCCATCGCCTCCATGTCTCCCGCATAGAGTTGCCACAGTTCCCGCTTGGTATCCTTTTCCGAGCCTCCGGGATTCAGCCAGTAGGTCATAATTGCCGTCTCGTGGGCGTCCATCTTCATCACTTCGCCCGTGGTGTAGTCTACCAGTTCGAACTTGCCGATGATCCGGCGGTTATCGTTGCCGTATTTGCCCGAGACGAGCCACTCCCGGAGCTGGCCGGGGTCCTCCGGAATGCCGCCGATCTTCTTGCGCAAACTGTCAGCGTTCTTGATCCGCAGCCCCTCGAGGGACGCTTCGGCGAGAAGATCGACACACAGAACGAGGAAATCGGCCTGCGTAGGGAATCCGAGCCGCTTGTATTCGTTCCGAGACAGGGCACGTTTCAGAAAACGGCACCAGGCGACAGAAACAGCCATCTGCCGGGCCTTATCCTGCGTGTAGACCGCCAGGTCTCCGACCTTGTACTCTTCGTAATAGGCAATGTCGGTATTGTCGATCAGAAGCTGCACCTGTTCCCGGATCATCCGACGCTGTTCGGCCTGGCGCTCGCGGCTGCCCCGAAGGTTCTGCCCCTCGACGGCGCCGATCAGCTCCTCTTTCGAGGGCAGCATGTCCCGGTAGCAGGTCGGTTTCCGGTTCGGGATATGGTCGTAGTCGTAGTAGTACTGCCCGCCCTTGCGGCCCCAACGCCAGGCCTTGCCCTCCTTTTTGCCCAGGAAGAAATCCGACTGATCGGCAACCTTCCGCCACGAGGGAGGAAGGGAGGATTTGTAGCGCTTTATCCCTTTACGAAGCGTTTCCTCGGGAATGTCGCATACCTCGCATACCATACGCTGCGACACCCAGACGGTTTGCCCGTCGGAGGTCGCGCGTATCAGTATGTCGTTTGGCAGGATCATTAAAATCGTGTTTAAATCCGTTTAAAACCTTGTTTTTGCTCCCGTGTCGGTATCGCTCCGAAACAATGCCTGCGCGTTCACGGGATAATCATATAGTACTTGATTATGTTTATCGTTTCGAATATCTGCAAGGCTACCTGCGGCACTATAGCGTTGCCGCATGCTTTGATGGATCCCCGGCACCACGCAGGAAAGGAGAGACCAGCCAGTTCACCGGGAAACCCATCATTTCGATCACATACAGGGGATTCAGTCGGGAAGTCGTTCCAGTTCGGTATTCGTCGCTTTGCATTGCCATTCTGGGCAATCCGCTCTTGCGTTTGACTTGGCTGGCCGGGAGACTGGAATTCGTGGCATCGTTGACCGTAGGTGTCGGCAACAGGCCCATCTTGGCCGAAAGGGCCAATGTCGGACGTTCCGCAGCTCCCGGAGACAGGCTCCGGTTGATACGCCCCGACCCGGCGTCTATCGCAGTCGGCGTCGGCAGCAACTCCAACGGCATGAAAACCGTCTTGCCCTTCTCGCATTGTTTCAACCCCTGCGTCTGTACGGTGGGCAACAAACCAGCATCTGTCCCGTCGGTGGGGCGCGCCGACACCGCAAGCCGGTATAATGTACGGCTGCACTTCGTATCCTGCCGCTTCCAGGTCAGAACACACCGTGTCGAGGACCATTCCTTCCGACCAGTTAACAATTCCGTAAACGTTTTCGCCAACGACCCAGTGGGGTCGAACAGTCCGAATAACCCGCAGCATTTCCGGCCAGAGGTAGCGGTCGTCCTCCGTGCCCTTGCGCTTGCCTGCGAGACTGAACGGCTGGCAGGGGAAACCGCCTGTGAGCACGTCGATGCGGTCTCGCCAAACGGCAAAGTCTGCTGTTCGTATGTCTCCGTATTGTTCTGCATCTGGAAAATGGTATTTGAGGATTTTTCGACAAAAAGGGTCTATCTCGCAGTTGAAGGCGTTCGTCCATCCCGCCCACTCGGCAGCCAGATCAAAACCGCCGATGCCGCTGAAAAGGGAGGCGTGGGTCATAGATTGCAATTATTCGAAAAGGCGACCCATATTTGCCAACCGTTCCATAGCCAGCTGTTCCATCATCTTTTTCTTGCGGGCCGGAACCTTGTCCCAGCATTTGAAGCAATACCGCCCCGCGGGGGTATTGTAATGTGCGCCGCTGATTTCGCACTTGCATTTGATGCACCGGAGCTTTGGCTGTTCCATCTTTCTATGTATTAGTTTTACTGTTTCCGTTCTGCGATGATCTGCTCGGCGATCGTCAGAATTCGCTCACTTACTCCGCGACCCATGATCACGTAGGAGACCCACACCGGATGCACGCCTGCGAGGCGTGCGATATGCTTCTTATCCCCGCGCCGGAGACCGTTCCGAATGGTCTCCAATCGTTTTTCTCGGTTTTCTGTGCTCATAATCAAAAAAATTGAATACTTTTGTGTTGTAAACTTTACGCAAATATAATAGAGTTATCTCAATTATGCAACAAAATAAGAGAGATTTTTCAGTTATAAAACGCAGAATTTTGCAATACCTTGAATTGAAAGGTATTACAAAATATGCTTTTTATAGAGATACTGGAACAACAAACGGTGTTTTAAGCCAACCAAATGGTATCTCCGAAGAAAATCTATTGAGATTTCTCTCGTATTATAACGATGTAAATCCTATTTGGCTGTTGACTGGAGAAGGAGAAATTTTGCTTACCAAAACTCCAAAATTTAGGGACAATATAAATGCACCCAAAGTTGTCCCCCAAAATGTCCCAATACGAAAACTCCAAAATTTAGGGACAAATCCCGAATACCCGAAAGGTGAGGAAACTTTCGAGGAGAATGTCGCCGATGTTACCGTAGATAAGGTTTTCAAACTGCGAACCGATCGTCTGATTGACCGCCAGCAGATACCTATATATGACATGGAGGCCGTCGCTGGCCTTGTTCCGTTGTTTGCAGACCAATACAGCCAGTCGATCGTCGAGGTCATGGAGACGACACTGATCCCCAAATGCGACGGAGGATTGCGTATCGTAGGGGATTCGATGTACCCGCTGCTGAAAAGCGGTGACATCGTATTTTACAAGCAGGTACATGACATCATGCACAGCATTATATGGGGTGAAATGTATCTGATTTCGTTTGACATTGACGGAGACGAGTACGTTTCGGTGAAATACCTGCAAAAATCCGATATACCTGATCACATCGTGCTGGTCAGCTATAACGAGCACCACAAACCG